GACCGATCCGACACTCCAATGGTGGGGCAATCTGCTCGAGACCGAACCCGAGCGCTCCTATCGGAGCGAGACTCAATTCTTGCTCGCGTCGCTCCCCTTGATCCCGGCCAATCTCCGGCGCATCGAGCAAGCCGCATCGAGGGATCTGCAATGGATGCTCGACACCGAGATCGCGCAAACGGTCATGGTCGAGGCGACGATGCCGGGCCTGAACCGCGTGCGGATCGGCATCGTGATCCTGACCGCGACGGGCCAACGCATCGAGCTTTTTTTCGGGTGAAACAAACATGGCTCTCGTAACACCGACCACTCAGCAGATCGCGGCCAACATCATCGGCCAACTCGAGACCTCGATCTCGCAATCGATCCCGCTCCTACCCAAGGCCTTTAGCCGCGTGCTCGCCAAAGTGCTCGCGGCCGTCTATATCGTTCTGTACAAATACGCTGGTTTCTCGCTCCTCCAGCAATTTGTAAGCACGGCATCGTTCGAGGAAACGGAGGTCAACGGAGTCATCATCCGCCCGCTCGTGGAATGGGGGCGGCTCGTCGGCGTGGGCGATCCGTTGCCCGCAACGCAAGCGGAGCTCGAGCTCGATGTGACCGTGCTCGTGCTCTCGGGCTCGCTCGCGGGCGGCTCCCAATTGCTGTATGCGCCGACGGGCGTGGTGTATCAGACGACCGCGGCCGAGCTCCTCGATGCGCCGATCATCACGGTCACGGCTCGGGCGAGCTCGGATCAAAATGAGGGCGACGGCTCGGGGGAGATCGGGAACCTCGAGCCCGGGCAAGTCTTACAGTTTGCGAGCCCGCTTCCCAACGTCGGCACCAATGCCACGGTCACGGGCTCGAGCGTGGTGGGGGCGGAGGCCGAGAGCGAGGATGTGTATCGCGCGCGCGTGCTCCGACGTTGCCAGCGTCGCCCGCAAGGCGGAGCGTATGCGGATTATCAAGCGTGGGGCACGGAAGTGCCCGGCATCCGCAACGTGTTTCCGTACACGGGCGATCCGGGGGAGGTCGATGTGTATGTCGAGGCGGAGGCCGGGCCCGATGGCATCCCCGATGCCGCGCAACTCGATGAGGTGTTTGCGTTCATCGAGTTTGATCCGAGCGAGGCACCCTCGCCCACGGGCCTCGCCAATCGTCGCCCCGCCAATGCCGCGGTCAATGTGCTCCCGATCGTGCGCACCGCGTTCGATGTAGATATCACCGGGTTCACGGCCGCGGATGAGGGCGCGGTGCTCGCCTCGATGGAGCTTGGTGTCGATGAGTTTCTCCGCGCGCGCGAGCCGTACATCGTGGGCCTGTCATCTCTCCCGCGGCTCGACCGGGTGACGCAAGGCGCGATCGGTGGGGTCATCAATGAGATCGCGGAGGCGAGCGGAGCGACCGTCGCATCCGTGACGCTCCTCCGCGCGGGCATCGTGATCTCTGAATATACGCTCTCGCGCGGCGAGCTCGCCAAGCTAGGCAACATCAATTCGCTCTAAGAGGAGTCTCCCCCGCAATGGCATTGATCCCAAGCGCTCGATATCCCGCGCAAACGGATGCCGATCCCGGCTATCCGCAAGGCAAGGCCCGCAACGCGGTGACTTTTCAGGATGGCACGGGCACGCCCCTCGAGCGCGATTGGCTGAATGACCTATGGGGCTTTCTGCAATCGCTCCTCGCGGTGGGCTCCATCACACCGAGCGGCTCGCCCGATGCGGTCGGCGCGAGCCAATACCTCGCGGGCGTGCAAGCGGTGGCAACGGCCGCGGCCGCGACCGCGACCGACCGGCTCGATCTCTCGCTCCTACAGATGCGAAAGATCGATGATTCAAATCCATTCGCGGATGTGTCCGCCTCGATCGGCGCCGCGCGGCAATCGAACGGCACGATCATCATCGTCAAATCGGGAGCCAATGACGTTCACCGCTTCAGTGAATCCGATGACTCCGGGCAAGGGGGCATCGGCACGCTCGCCTCGATCACATCTCTCGTGACCGACATTGCGATCACGACCGGGCGGGCCGTGGCCATCGGCACGGGGGGCAATCGATGCGCGTTCACCAACGATTTCGGGGCGACATGGAGCGCGGGATCCGACCTCGGGGCAACGCCCGATCGCATCATTTACAACTCGACCCACAACCGTTTTCTCGCGACGTTTGCGGCGGGCGTCAACGTCGCGCAAGATCTCGATGCGGCCTCCGTTTGGACCAATGCCTCGAGCGGGCTCACGAGCGCGCAAGGCGGGCTCGCCAATTTCTCCAATGGAGACACGCTCGCGTGCGGCCTCGATGCGGCCGCGGATGTGCAGATCGCCCGCTCACAGAACGGCGGCACATCGTGGGCCATCACCAACACGGTTCCCAATGCGGCGGACTATGCCGACAGCGGATGGATCGACGGCAATGGCGGAGCGACGATCTATCACATCGGCAGAACGGCCGCGAACGAGCTCCGCATTTGCGCGACGGATGCCACGATGAATTGGCAACTCCGCTCCGCGTTCTCCGCCGGGCTCTTGAGCGGCAAGCCGCGGATCCTCGTGGACAATTTCTTTAACGTGGTCGTGATCCTCTACACCTTCAGCTCATCGACCATCGCCCAATTCAGTCGCGATGGGGGGGTCACGTGGTCGAACCGTGCTTTCTATCGCAACGTGCGCACGCTCAATAGCTTTGCGCTCGTGCAAGGCCGCCTCTATTCGAGCTTTAATGGCGAGCTCTATTCGACGATGCAACTCGGGACTTCCTAACGCGAGCCGATGTTCACCACGTTTCAACATCTCCTCCCTCGCGCGCTCGCCTGGCGCACGACGATCGCCACCAATCTGCGGCGCTATGTCGAGGGGCTCGCGGCATTCGCGGCCGACGTGCGCACGTTCATTGACCTCGTATACCTCGATCTATTTCCTCCGAGCACGCGCGAGCTCGCGGCTTGGGAGTTTCAATTCGCGCTCCCGAGCTCGGGCCCGGAGGTCATCCGTCGCTTGCGACTCGCGGCGGCCTGGCGCGCGCAAGGCGGGCAATCTCCCGACTATATCCAAAGCGTTCTCCATGCCGCGGGTTTCACGGAGGTATTCATCCATGAATGGTGGGTCACCGGCCCTCCGTATGTCGTGCGCGATCCTCGCCTGTACACGACGATCCCGCTCGGCGGTGCTTACCAATGCGAGGCAAGCTCACCGTGGGAATGCTTCGATGATGCGGCCCCGGGTGACGCGCTAGCCCCGCATTGCGACGCGAGCCTCGTGAACGATCCGGGCTACATCGTGAACCTCGATCTCACGCCGCGCGCGCCGCCCAACGTGCCCGATGATCCCGCGTTCTGGCCATATTTTCTGTATTTCTCGGGCGAGGTGTTTCCCGAACCCGCGGAGGTCGCGGAGGAGCGGATCGATGAGCTCAAAGAATTGCTCCTCCGCCTGTGTCCTACGCAGCAATGGATCGTTTTGATCGTCGATCCGATCCCGCCGATCGAGATCGCGGGGGTTGGTTATGGCTCGGGCTCGATGGGCTCCGCGCCGTTGGGAGTTTGAAAGATGAGCGCTCGCATCAAGATCGATCAAGTAGGTTTGCCCGCGGGGGTCGCGGGTCAAGCGCGCACCGACGGCCTCGACACGGGAGACCTCGTGACGCTCGAGGATGTGAGCGGCACGGGCAATAGTACGTTTCACCTCCTATGGGGTCCGCCCGATGATCCGGTCGCGGAGGCCACCCTCGCGCCCACGGGCGATCCCAACGTTTGGACGTTTGAACCCAACTCCGGATCGGAGGGGAGCTATCTCATCGAGCTCCGGGAAAATGGCGATCCGGTCGAGCGTCGCGTTTTTGGGATCCGCACGGCCGCAAATCATCTGCTCATCCCGGCATTCAATGAGCGCGCGAGCCGGCATGCGGGATGGCAGAATGACGGCACCGACCAAACGGAGCTCTCTGACAACAACGCGATCGACTATGCCGACGCGGACCTAAACGATCATCCCTACGCGGGATGGTGGCGGTCGCTCGCGGAGCTCTATCGCGTGGTCGAGGCGGGCACGGGCGGGCTTGCCGATCATTCGCTCCCGCTGGTCAAGCTCGAGTTTGCGCCCGCCAAAAGCGTGATTGCCAACCCGCTGAACGTCGCGGGCGATGCGGCTTACTTCGCATCGACCACCGAGTTTCAATATCTCCGGGTGAACGCGGCCAACAACGCGCTCGAATGGGCGTCGCTCGCGGCACAAGGATCGACCTCGATCCTATATGACGCGAGCACCAACACGTTTGTGCGCGCGGCCGTGACGGGCGTGGTGACCGCGCCGCAGAATAGCAACACCGCGACATTCAGCGTAGCCGCGGGAAAAAGCGTTCTCATCAATGCGGCCAACGGGAGCGCGGTTCCGGCATTCGTCGCGGGCACAGCGGCATTTCAATACCTCCGCGTAAACACGGGCAACAACGGGCTCGAATGGGCGACCCTCAGCACGGCCGCATCGACCTCGATCATTTTCGACGCCGCAAGCAATACGTTCCGACGTGCCGCGCTCACAGCGGGTGACGTGACGGCGCCCGTCAACGATAACACGCTCACGATCGTTGCGGATGCGGTCACCAATACCAAGGCCGCGAACATGGCGGCCAATACGCAAAAGGCCAACCCCACCGCGGGATCGGCCGATCCGCAAGACATGGCGCTGGCGGTGCAAAGCCTCCTCCTCCGAGCCGCGGGCAACATCGTCAACGCGGCGTGTGCGGCCGACGAGTGTTTACAGCGCGTGGGGTCGGCGGATCTCGGATTTGCGGCAACGCCGCGACTCCTCCGAGCTCCGCAAATTCTCACATCGGGCACGACCATCAGTCATCCCACGGGCACGCGGGTCATCATGGTCGAGGGTGTGGGCGGAGGCGGCGCATCGGGCGGCACGGAGGCCGTCGCGGGATCCATGGGCGGAGGCGGCTCCTCCGGCACGTGGGGGCGACGAACCTTTACCGCCGCCGCGGCGAGCTCGACCTATGCCATCGGAGCCGCGGGCGCGGGCGTGTCGGGAGCGACCGGAGGAGCGGGCGGCTCGAGCACGTTTACGCATAACGCGGTCACGCTCACGCTCCCGGGCGGGCCTGGCGGAACGTTTCTCGCGGGCGCTTCGACGGTCGCGGTCGCACCCGGGGGAGCCGCCGCATCCGCGGCGACCAATGCTGACATTTCGATTGCCGGCATGCCGGGCAGTGACAGTTGCAGAACGGCCGCCGCCACCACGCCCATTCAAGCGGGCGCGGGCGGCTCCAACCCCCTAAGCAGCGGCGGCGGCAATCGATGGTGTACGGCCTCCGAGCTCGGGGGGGTCAGTGGTTCAGGCTTTGGGGCGGGCGGGCCCGGTCGCGTCAACGGGACCTCGAGTACCGCGCGAGTCGGAAACGCGGGCACCGCCGGTGCATTTATCATTTGGGAATTCAGTTGATCCCAATCGCGCGGCTCTCGCCCCCGCGCGCGTGGCACACTCGGGCATGGCTCAACTCGTGCCCGCGGCCGTGGCCATCTTTTCGATCGGGTCGATGCTTTGGCTCGAGCATCGTTTCGCGAGGCGGGAGACCGCGCTCCGGAGGCGGCTCGGGGGATGCCGCACCGCGCTCGAGCTCGCGGAGGCGGACCGCGACCGGGCGGAGGCGGAGCGCGACCACGCGGAGGGCGAGCTCGATCGGGTGTATGGACAATTCCAGGCCCAAAGCGCGGAGTTGGCTCGCTATCGCAGGCAACACGAGCCGCACGATCGTTTGACGCGCTTGCACCCGCGCAACATCCCGCGCCCTCCGAAGGAATGAAAAGCGCTTGACGGCCGGGCGCGGGCGGTCGCATCATCCGGCCTCGCATGGACCAACACCTCTAGCCTCGAGGCCGCCCCCCACCGGCCTCGAGGCGCCATCTCGGGTGTTTGCTGCGTTTGCACCTCGCGGATTCCCGCCGTACGCTTGCCGCAAAATGCAAGCGCTGGCGGTGCTCGTGATGCTCGTGCTCCTCGGGTGCTCCCGGGCCCGCGCGCAATGCCGGCTCGATGCGGGCGAGCCGCCCCCGCCCGAGGCCGCGCCCGCGGGCGCGGCTCCCGAGGGAGGGAGGTGAGGCCGTGCCCGAGCCGCCCAAGCCGCCCCCGCTCCCCGAGCCGTTCCACGGGGGCGACACTCCGCGGAGCGGCACGCCCACGCTAGTCGGCCTCCGCCGCCCCGTGCTCGTGCCCCCGCCCCCGCGCGCGGTCGTGCCCGAGCTCGCGCCCGCGCCCGCGCGGAGGCCCTCCCCGAGGCCGCCGGCGCCCCCGCCCGAGCCCGCGCCCCCGAGGCCCTCCGCCCGCCTCGGGCGCGCGCTGGACGGGATAGCGGTCGCCTCCGCCCTCTTATGCGCGATCCTCCCCCGCACGCCGTGGGTCCGCGGCCTGGCGGGGGTTACCCTGCTACTCCTGATTTGGCGGGCGGTGGTGGCCTGGCGGACCCCTCGCCCGGGTTAAGGCTCGCCCCCCGCGGTCAAGCCTCGCGCCCCCGAGCCGTTCACGGGGGCATGATCCGGCGCCTCGCTCCCCTCGCCCTCGCGCTCGTGGCTTGTATGCCGGAGTCGGCGGAGGTGGTTATCCTCACGCCCGAAACGCCCGAGCTCGAGGCGCTCATGCTCGCGGCCGATCTCCGATGGGAGGCCGCGGGGGTCCACCCGGATCGAATCCAGATCGGCCCGGGCGGCGCCCCCGTGCGGCTCGTGCCCGAGCGTGCCCCCGTCGCGGAAACCCGCACGGTCGGTCGCGGGCATGTGTTTGCGGGCGTGCGGTGGGTCGAGCTCTACTCCCTCGATCTGGACGTCGCGACGCATGAGCTCGGGCACGCGCTGCATATCGGGATGCCGGAGCTCGATATCGTCCATCTCCCGGAGGCCGATTGCGCGGGCGCGGAGCGGCCGCTGATGTGCGCGCTCGTGGGGCACGCCATCAGCGCGCCCGATCTCGAGCTCGCGTGTAGCGTGGGCGATTGCTTGCACTTCACACCCGAGCGCTAGCCGGTCGCATCCGGACCCAACACGCGGAGCACAGCGCGGGGCCCGCCCAATAGCACGGCTCCCCCGTACGCTCGACACATTGCGAGCAATCATCATCGGTGCAGTCACACACCGAGCACCGCCCGAGCTCGGGCTCGATGGTGGCGAGGAGCTCGCGGGTTTCCCGGACCCACGCGGGCGCTTGCCCTTTGTCGGTCGCGGGAAAGCGGAGCACGCGCCATCCTCGCATCACGGCCGCGCGATGCTTCTCCAGATCCCGCCGCACGCCATCGACCGTCTGATGCCGGCCGACGGCATCGGGCTTGCCGCGCCCGCGCCCATCGATCTCGATCGCGACCTTGTATGGCGGGAACGCGAAATCGAGGCGCCAATTGCGCGACGGGTGAAACCAGAATTCCGACTCGAGGGTGATGCCGCGCACGGCCGGCGCCATCCGCCAGGCGAGCTCGAATGCCCGCTCCGCGAGGCTCCGTTGCGCCCGGGCCCGAGCTAGCCGCGGCGCCTTGCCTTGTCGCGCTTGGCTCCGCTTTGTGCGATCGCGAGTTTCCCGGCCGGCGTTTGCTCCCAAGCGTCGCGGAGTTGTTGACACCACCGACTGAACGGCGTGTCGCGTCGCTCGAAATCCGATTTCTTGCGCGTGAGCAACGCCCGCACTTCGATTTCCTTTTCTGTCAAATCGTCGAAATGGATCATGATGCATTCGGTTTCTCCCTTGGCAACGGTGCTCCCGGTCCGCTCGCGGAGCGGATCGCTTTCACGGTCGAGGCCGCGCCCCCCCCGTTCAAAGTCAGATGATAGATGTTCACGAGCCGCGCCCGGAGCTCGACACACTCCGCGCACGCATGCCCCGCGCCCGAGTTTGGGGGCACGTTGCGGAGGAGATCGCGGATGCGCGAGAGATAGTATCCGCCCCCGCGCGCAACTCGCTCGCCCCCGATGAGACCATCGGTAGCGG